AACATGGCGTTGCTCGGGCCGTTCGTGACCCCGGCCATGTAGCCGGCCTCGGTCATCTTGGCGAACTGCCGCATCAGGTTGTCCATGACCTCCGCCTCGACGTCGAAGTTGGCGGACTTGATCAGCTGCTCCGACACCTGCGTCTTGGGCAGGATGGGCAGCGGCTTCAGCGACACCTCGGCGAAGCCGGGGTCGATGTCCGTGGCCGCCGTCGTGCCGGTGTCCGGCGGGCTCCAGGCGTTGGTGTACTGGGTCGACTCGAGCGTGTTCCAACGCAGCGTCGCGTCGCCCTGGCGGACGGTGCGGTAGTCGCACACCCGGCGGGCGATGGACTCGGCCGAGATGTACTTGAGGATCTGCTCCTCGGTCTGCTTCGGGATCAGGATCGACGACGAGGCCGTCGAGATGATCTCGCGCTGCTCGGGGGCCGGGCCGCCGCGCAGCCAGCCGCGCCAGCTGTCGACGTACTCACGCGACGAACGCCACTCGGCGGCCGCCTCGCGCCGCTCCTCGGTGCGCCGCGCCGGGGTCGCCGCGACCTGCACGCCCGCGTCACGCTCGAGCAGCGTCTTGCGGATCTCGCGCAGCTCCTCGATCTCGCAGCCGATGTCGGCGCGGGCGTCCTCGGAGAGGTTCGTGTCGGACTTGCGCTGCTCAAGCTCGGTGAGCTTGGTGCGGACTTCGCGGAGCGTGAGATTGCTGACCATGATTGTTGGTGCCTTCCGTGGTGTTGGTTGCGTTTCCTGTCGCGCCTCGGCGGAGGTGCCGCTGTAGGCACCGACCTCGACGACGCTTACTTCCCTGAGCTCCACACGCTTCAGCGTGCGGTCGCGTCCCTTCCAGCTGTCTCCGCCTTCCGGGACGCGGAAGCCGAAGCTCATCTCCGTGAGCAGGCCGCGACGGACCTGGTCAAGCACCGCCTCGTCTCGGGTGTTCTCCCCGAGCGTTGCCGTGTAACGCAGTCCCTTGTCGTCGCTCTCGAGCACCAGCGTGCCGCTCTTGGTGTTCGCGAGCACCTGCTTCGAGTCGTGCATGTAGAACAGCGAGACGTTGTCCGTCTGGCCGGAGAACGCACCAGGGGCGATCTGCTCCCGGAAGTCCCCCTTCATGCCCATCAGCGGCTTGCTCCACGTGTTGTAGAGCGCGGCGTAGCCGGTCAGGGTGCGGCCTTCGACGCCGCCGATGGCCGCGGTGCGGACCTCAAGCTGCTGCATCGGCGGGCTCCTCGTCCTGCTGGTTGTTCTGATTGGGATCCACGCCCGAGATCACGGGCTTCGGCTCGTCGAGTCCGGGCCACGGCTCGAGGCCCATGCGGCGGCGTGCGTCGTTGGGCGCGAGCACCCCCACCTGGACGAGCTGCGCGTAGGCGCGGCCGGCAGTGCGGAAGTCGCCGATGGTGATCGGGGTGAGGTCCGTGCGCAGCATCTGGCCGGGCGGAAGCAGCTTCCTTGTCAGTTCCCTGTCAATGCCGGCCACGAACGGTGCAAGGCAGTGCGTGACGTATGCCTGCGCCGTCTCGGGCTGGCTGCGCCCTTCGCCCTGGTACAGCAGCTGCGGCGGCATGCCGAAGGCACGCGCCACGTCCTCAACCCCGTGCCGCTTGGCGTCGAGCAGCCGGCCTGCCGCGTCGGCGGCCAGCTGCGCAGCCTTCATGCCTTCGCCGAAGAACGCGGGAGACGCGATCTTCTCGCCGCCGTGGTGCTGCTCGAGCCACTTCTCCCGCATCTGATTGCGGGCGTTGGCGGTCAGCGGGCCTGGGTGCTCGATGCCGAGCTTCCCGACGTAGCCGGTTTTGGCCAGCTCCTCGGCGACCTGGTCGATGATGGCCTGCGTGGAGAGCACGCGGCGGCACTGGGTGATCGGCGAGACGCCGAGCCAGGGCGAGGTGGGGTCCGGGAAGGCCCGGACGTGCACCAGGTTGCTGTCGTCCACGACCTTGTCGTGCACGACGTAGACGGCCTCGCCGGCCTCGAGTCGGACGCTGACGACGGTCGGGTCGACGGGGTCCAGCGCGACCGGCTCACCCGTGCCGGTATCGCGGCGGATCCACAGGAACCCGTTTCCGTAGGTCAGGGCGGACGAGGCGAGCCAGCGCCGCAGCTCGAATCCCGAGAGCAGTGAGGCGGTCTCGCCCTCTAGCAGGCTCAGCGCGGGCGAATCGGCCACCACCGATCCGTCGCGACGGTGGACGACCATGTCCAGCCTCGCCGAGTCCGTCGAGATGAGCGAGATCGCCCGCATGATCGCGGGCACGCCAAGCAGGTCAGCATTCAGGTGCCGTGCGCCGGAAGCACTGAACCACACCATCTGTGTGGGCCAAAACCAGCGCATGAACTGGGACCAGATCGACACGGCACCATGCTGCGCATGGTGTCCGCGCCGATCAAGGCCACGTGAGTACGCGCCGTAGTCAGCGCGTAGACACTAAATCACTTTGTGTCTACAGCGTCTGTACTTTCGGTCTGCTTCTTGAAGCAGTCCCAGCCACGACTTGCAGCAAACGCCGCGCCCTTCTCGTTTAGATCCCCCATTGGAACCCCTTCGAGATCCATGCGGCACCGGCAGTACATCCGCCTCGCCTCGTCGCGCTCGGCGGTGAGGCGGGCGATGGCGTCGGCGGCGTCGTCCACGTAGTCCACGTCGGTACTGCACCATTTCTGCGGCTCGGCAACGATCTGGCGCAGGCGCTTCACGATGTCCGCGTCGGTCGGGAAGGGGTCGTTCTTCATGGCTTGGCTTTCTTCTTGGATGCGTGGTGCTGGTACAGGCCCAGGCGCTGGTTGGCACGGGCGAGTTCTCGCTTCAGTTCCTTGATGCGCTGCACGGCGATCATCCCGACCGTTGCGGTCGTGCCCTTCTGCCGCAGCAGCCACTCCGTGAGTTCGGTGTCGTTCATGCCGCAGCCTTTCAGAATCCCGGCTGGGATTCGTACATGCTGCCGCCCATGATCTCGAGGTCGTGCAGGACACGGGCGGCCATGACCTGCGCGGTGACTGCGTCGATGTTGCTGGTGCTTCGCTGCTTGACCGGCATGGCAAGCCCCGTGAGCCCCACGTAGAGACGGGCCGACGCCAGGCAGCTCCGAAGCACCGGGTCCGGCTTGCAGCGTAGTTGCTCGGAACGCACCCAGTTCTGCCATATGGCCCACCCGCCGCCCATCCACACGATGGTCTGCGGGGCCTTGTGCCAGCGCCACCCGTGCTTGCGTTCCATCTGCGCGGCCCAGGCGGACGCCTTGCCCACCGGGTCGGCGACGAACGCCTTCACGTCGTACCGGCGGCAGACGTCGACCAGGCGGGCCTCGACGGCGTCGAAGTCGATGGTCGGCCCGGACACGCTCAGGTGCCCGTCCTGCACCCACCGCGCCAGCGGCTGGCGGGTCCGCCGTTCGTCGTGCGCCATGTCCGCACCGGCCCACCAGTGGTAGCCCCGCGTATGCACCTTGCTGCCGTCCCACACGGCCACGCACATGCTGGTGAGGTCGCACTGCGACCCCGAGAAGAACCCGCCCTGGCTGAAGTCGACCGCGACCACGCCGGGTGCACCCTCCAGCATCTCCCAGTCTGTGTCCACCGAGATGCGGTCTAGCAGCTCGAGGGGCAGCGCACCGGCGAGGTCGTCCGTGAAGGTCGCCAGCTCCTGCAGCCAGGTCTCCTCCCGGGCCTTCGGGTCCGCCGTTTTCAGCGCGTTCTGAATCTTGATCCGGATGTCCCGGACGGAGATGAGCACGCCGGCGGACGGGTTGGCGTGGTGCACCGCGAGGTCGGAGTCGGGGTCGTCGGTCGGGTCCATGCCCCACAGCAGCGCCCACCACCCCTCGGGAAGCGCCTCGTCCTGGTCGAGGGCAATCTCGCAGGCCTCCCAGTACGGCCACAGCTCGCGGGTCTTTTGGTCCCGGTCGGGGGTGGTGATGAACAGCATCTGCCCCGTGCGGGTCTTGGTCACGCTGGACATGGCCCGCAGGATCGCGGCGTCCATGCGGGCGGCCTCGTCGGCGATCACCAGCCGGGGCGTGATGCCGTCCATGGCGTTGTCGGTGCACGGCATGGCCTTGAGCGTCGCCTTCTTGTGCTCGATCAGGCCGATGCTGGTGGCACCGCCCCCGCCGACGAACCGCCACCGATCCTCCCCGCGGTGCATCTTTTGGATCCGCCCGTGGATGATGTTCGCCTTGTCCTGCTGGGTGGCGACGCAGCACACCTCAAGGTCGGTCCCCTCCCACAGCATCCACTCGAGCAGGGCCGTGACGAGGCCCGTCTTGCCTGCACCGCGGGCCACCACCCACAGGGCGTACCGCGTGGCCGGGGTGCCATCATCCGCCCGCCGGCGGGCCATCAGCACCG